AAAATACCGAAAAAGGCAGGGAAAAAGCAAGAAACCACCATGCATACAATATGCTGCACGAACAGCCCAATGATGAATTGACAAGTTTTACTTTCCGGCAATTAATGATGGCTCATTTGTTATTGTGGGGTAATGGTTATGCTGAGATTGAAAGAGATAACGCAAATAGGGCAAAAAAATTGCATCCCTTGCCTCCGTGGAAGGTAGAACCCAAAAAAGATGATAACAGAGGCCTCTATTATGAGTTAATGGTTGATGGAAAAAAGAAAATACTATATCAAGACCAGGTGCTACATATACGAAGCTTAGGCATTGATGGGCTAAAAGGACTCTCCCGCATAGCCATGGCAAGGCAGGCAGTAGGCTTAAGCCTTGCAACTGAAGAATATGGAGCCAGATTTTTTGGCAATGGAGCTCATCCTGGTGGGATAGTTGAGTATCCTGAAAAAATGAGTGACCCTGCATATGATAGATATCAAAAAGAAATGAGAAAAAATTATGAAGGATTAAGTAAGGCTCACAGACTAATGCTGCTTGAAGAGGGCATGAAGTATCACCAAACTGGAATTCCACCGGAAGATAGCCAGTTTTTGGAGACAAGAAAGTTTCAGCTAACAGAGATAGCCAGAATTTACAATGTTCCGCTGCACTTATTACAGCAACATGAAAAATCAACTTCCTGGGGAAGTGGCATTGAAGAAATGAACATTGGTTTTGTAGTCTTTTCACTTACTCCCTACTTGGTGAACTGGGAGCAGGAACTCGATAAGAAAATTGTAACTACAAAAGGACATTATGCCGAACACAATGTCGAAGGACTACTCAGAGGAGACAGTGAATCTCGTTCGCAATTCTACAACACTATGTTCAATATTGGTGCTTATTCAATTAATATGGTTCTCGAAAAAGAAAATGAAAACGGAATAGGCCCTAAAGGCGACGTGCATTATGTGCCATTGAACATGATACCGGCAGAAGAAGCCACAAATATCGAAGCGGGAGACAATGAAGATAACAATCGTTACAAAAAAGCACTAATAGAATTAAGATCCAGAAGATCTGCTAGTAAAAGGAGAAATATTAGGGATCGTTATAAAAGCAAAGTCAGAAATGCAGCAAAAAAAGTTGTTGACAAAGAAGTAAAAGCAATCAGAAAAATACTCGAACAGGAATTAAGGAATGAACAAAATTTCCGTGATAGGATAGTCAGCTTTTATGATGAATTCCCAGAAGAAATTCAAAAAGATATGAGACCAGTGCTGAAAAACATGGCAGATGACATTGCAGCAGAAGCAGCCAGCGAAATCAATTATGATGATTATAATATTGATGACTTCTTCGAAGATTACATGGCAGCAATGGCCGGAGGTTATGTAGGATATTCCAGAGGGCAGTTACTTGCATTAATGGAAGAAGCAGTTGAAGAAAATAAAAAGGCAGCTGAATTAATTGAAGAAAGACTGAAAAATTGGGAAGAAAAACGTGTAGAAAAAGTTACCACAAAGCAAACAGTTAAAGTTGAAGGGGCTATTGCTAGAACAGTTTTTGCAGCCGGCGGTGTTACAAAATTAGTCTGGATCGCAAACCCTGATGCTTGCCCAATTTGTCAAGAAATGGATGGAGCTGTGGTTGGCATTGAACAAAATTTCCTTGGTACAGATGAGACCATACAGAAAAAAGGTGGCTATTCAGCAAGTGGACCCAAGACTCATCCACCGTTACACGAGACCTGCATTTGCAGTATTAGCCCGCAGTAGGAGGTGATTCTATTTGAAAGATAGAGAGCTTAGGATGATAACTACAAATATTGAAACCAGACAAACAGAAGAAGAGCAAAACAAAGTGTCGGGACTTGGGCTTGTATATGAAAGAGAAACAGAATTATTTCCCGGGTTTTTAGAGGTTATACGTAAAGATGCTTTCAAGGAAAGTATTGAAAGAGATAGGGACAGGCCAATAAAATCATACTTCAATCATGACCCTTCAAGTGTTCTTGCAACAACGGCAAGTGAACCTCCACTGTTGGTTGAGAACAGAGATGAAGGGATTTTTTATGAAGCCGAAATTCCTGATACCACTTATGGAGACGATTTAAAGGAAAACTTAAAAAGAAAGAATGTACAGGGTTCATCATTCAAATTTGCCGTTGATGATGAGAATACATGGGAAGATGAAGAGGGAATTGTCCACCGGGAAATATTGCAAGGTGAAATATATGAACTTGGTCCTGTAACAGACCCGGCATATTTGCAAGCCGAGGCAGGACTCAGGTCTGCCGAAAAGACGCTTGAAGAATACAGGCAGAAAGCTAAAGCTAATAAGAAATCAAAAATATTTATTTTGAAAAAGCGGCTTGATTTGAAGTCAAAACTATATTAAACAAGGAGTTGACACACAATGAAAATTAAAGAATTACGCAAAAAGTTGAAGAAGCTGAAAGAGGAAAGATATTCACTTGTCAAAAAGGCACGGAAAATATTGGACACAGCAGACGAAGAAGATCGCTCTCTTGAAACTGATGAAAATAGCAAGTATGAAAAGATTAATGAGGAAATTGATGATTATTCCGAAAAGATTCAGAAGTATCAGCGGCAGTTGGAGCTTGAAGAAGAGATGAATTCTCTTGAAGGCTCCGAAGGTGAAGAAGGCGGAAAGCAAAAAGGCAATAAAACATCTGAATTTAGGGATATGCTGGACAGGTTCTCAACCCTTACCCGCAAAGAAAGAAACAAAATTCGCGAAACAGACGGATACAGAGATACATTCAATAAGTTCCTGGAAAGAGGCACTAACGCTCTAAATGAAAACGAGTACCGGGCAATGCAGGCAGATGACGATGTCGGCGGCGGTTACTTGAAAGCCCCCAAAGAAATGGTTAGCGAACTACTTAAAGATGTAGACGACAGGGCTTTCATAAGGCAGCTAGCTACAGTATATCAGCTAGAAACTGCAACAAGTCTTGGTGTTCCTTCCCTTGATGATGACTTAGATGACGCTGACTGGACCTCTGAACTGAAAACCGGCTCTACTGATGATATGGACTTTGGGGAAAGAGAACTCAACCCTCATGCACTTGCAAAAAGAGTAAAGGTTTCTAACAAATTATTAAGGGTAGCAACACAGGACCCCGAAGCTCTTGTTAGAGCTAGACTTGCTTATAAGTTTGGAATTACAGAAGAAAAAGGATTCCTAACAGGTAACGGCGCACAACAGCCCTTAGGTATATTCACAGCCTCTGATGATGGTATTTCTACCAGCAGGGATGTATCCGAAGACATGGAAACTACTTCCATCACAGCGGATGGCCTAATTAATGCAAAATATAGTCTTAAATCTGCTTATCAGTCAAATGCTAGATGGATGTTCCATAGAGATGGAGTTAAACAGATAAGAAAATTAAAAGATGACAACGGTCAGTATTTATGGAGTCCGGGAATTTCGGCTGCAGAAGGCGACATGATTTTGGACTTGCCCTTTGTGATGTCCGAATATGTTCCAAACGCTTTTACCTCCGGAAATTATGTCGGGGCAGTTGGGGACTTCTCATATTACTGGATTGCAGAAGCTCTTGACATGAGAATTCAAAGATTAGTTGAACTGTATGCTGAAACTAATCAGACCGGATATATTGGCCGCATGGAAGTAGATGGCATGCCTGTACTGGAAGAAGCATTTACCAGAGTTACATTAGCTTAACACAATCAAACTGAAAGGATGAGATAAATGAATCTTACTAAAAGTGTAAAAATATCAGATGCTCTTGATTATGCATCTGGAACAGCTGATAGAAACGGAGAAACTCTTGATATGCAAGGATTCGAAGGCGTGGCAATGATTGTTAAGACTGCTACCATTGCCAGTGGAGCCACCACTTCAATAAAAGCTCAGCAGGGAGACGAAAGCGACCTTTCTGATGCAGAAGATCTTGAAGATACCGGAATCACTATTGAAGATGACGACGACGACGAAATATTTGTAATTGATCTGTACAAGCCGGAGAAAAGATATGTAAGGTTAGTAATTGACAAAGACGGAGCAAATGCCTGTGCTGAATCTGCTGTATATGCTAAATACCAAGGCAGAGTAAGGCCGGAAGATAACAACGTTACTGATGAAATTACTACTGAACTGAATATTAGTCCTGACGAAGGAACTGCTTAATCTGCATAATATATGGAGTCGGTTTATTGCCGGCTCCAACTAATTGAGAGGTGA